ATTGCTATGCAACTGCTCAAAGAGCGTGTAAGCCCCGAAGCCAAGCGACACAAGTTAGAGTACGACAAGAAATATGAATCTTCACCGGAGAGAGTAAAGTACCGTGAAGAGTTGAACCGTGAGCGTAGGCGTAGACACATTATGGGTAGGGGTGGGCCGGATATGAGTCACACCAAAGACCATACCATTGTACCGGAAAGCCCTCATACCAATCGGGCAAGACATTTTAAGGACAAAGGAACTCTCTTGTAATACTCAAATGTTCATAATGTTCATTACATTAGTCAATAAAATGACTATTCATTTATTCACTACTCTCTAATAATAATATAATATATTTGTATAGTCAAAATAATGAACATGAACATGAACAAAGTGAATAATGAACAGAAATGTTTATAATGACTAATTTATTGACCAATGGTGAGCAACATGCAAGGAACAGGACAAGACTCGGATGCAGAAATTAGACTTATGGGGCTTATTTTAGCCCAATCAGCCTTAGTAGGATTAGGAATAGGTGTATTTGATGCAGACCTTTGGTTAAAAAGTGAAACCGCTATGTTAAATGGATTTACTTACGCTATGGCCGCATTTTTTGTACAAGGTATAGCATATTATTTCTTTAAGATGTTTTTTGAACAAGAAATGCAAGAAAGAGTAAGAAATACCGGAATGCAAAAATCAAGAGAGTTAAGATATAAACAAATGCAAAGTAATTTTGATAATCGTAGAGTAGAAATGGAAATGAGAATGCAAGAAGCACAACTTGAGCGTGAATTGCGTTGGATGGAACAAAACCCCGGTAAAATGCCTCCAAGTTGGGGTGTACCGGGTGGTTCACAATCTATAGTTTCACAATACGATACTGGACAGTTTAATCCCGGTATTCCTAATCATGATGTTGAAGTAGACCAACCTATTAATTTAGGAATTAATGAAGAAGAAGACAAAGACACTAAAAAGAAAAAGTGAGGTGTTAGTTTGGGTCGTATTTTCAAAACGCCTACTGATGATTCTACAGAAGCAACATTACGGGCTATGCATACTCAAAATATGTTAGATACATATTATGAAAAAGGCGTAGGTTGGTTAAGAACTATACTTTTTGTTTTAATTGCGGTGCTTACTACAAGTGCTTTTGAATTAAAATCCGGTGATTCAATATGGGAAAATACAGTTGAATGGTTTTGGAATAAAATAGATAATTGGATTAGTGGTGACTAAAATGGTTGAACCTGCCGGTACTGCTTTAGTTGGTGTGGCGGTATGGGGGCAGAATCTATATAATTCATGGCGACCAAGAAAAGTCGGAATATACGGTGCGGCTATGGTAGGTAAAACTACTCTTGACCGTTATATGACTACTCCGGGTGAAATGGAAGAAATACCCGAAGAAGATAGAACGGCTCATTTTAGATTACTAGGTAAATATCTTTTACCCAAGCCTACAAGAAAGCGTATATCTTGGAAAGGAGATAGAAGAGTAGTATATTCTGCTGACTTAGGTGGACAAGAGCGTTTTTGGTCATTATGGATAGATGACATGGTTAATCGTCAAGTAGAAGCAGTAGTCTATATGTTTGATGAAAGAGCATTCAAAGGTGGAGATGAAGCATTACAACAAATAGCGGGATTCAAATACTTAGTAGATTGTATAATTAACAGACAGTATAGGTATCGTAATTTGCGTAGTAGATGGAAAGGAAAAAAATATGCACCAAAACTTGTTATGCTTGTAGCAAATAAGGCTGATAGATTTTTTGATGATACTGCCGCTATGCTTTGGCAACAAAACAGAATAGGTGAACATAAAGTGTTTGACCCATTTAGAGATGACTTAGTGAGACTACAAAAAGCCGGTATTCCTACTCGTAGGTCTTTTATGGCAACAAGAATAGGATGGAATGTAGAAACTACATTAATAGATTTATTATCAACATAGGTGATATTATGAAAAAAATAACAAAAATTATAGCAGTAAATAAAAACACAAAGTGCGTAAGAACCGTAGTACCTAATCCAATGGCTGAATTATTAGGTATAAAAGCAGGGGATAAAATATCTTGGAAACTAAAAACTGATAATGGAAAATTTTATCTTGAAGTAAATAAGGAGGTTTGAATATGTACAATGGTAATCAACAAAGTTTAGCACAAGTAAACCAAGCGCATTTACTTTCTTTAAGCCAACAAGGTAATGATACTTTAACTCATAGAGCGTTAATAGAACAAGCAACTGCACAGGCGGCGATGCAAGAAGCATCACAAAAAACTGATTTACAAGTTCCTAAAGTAAATTTTTATCCAAGTAGACACCCTAACCCACATAAAGCAAGAAGAAAAGACATTAAACAAGCATACAAATTACTTACACCTGCTAAAAGAAATATATTTAATCCTTTTAGGTTATTTTTTGGAAGAAAATATCGTTATAATAAACAAAGTCATGTATGTGTTGTAGACGGTTGTGATTGTGCTAATTTAATTCAATATGATAATTTATATGCTAAAATTACTGATGAAGATACAGGAGAATCGCTTTGGGATTTGTATTGGAAAAATCCGGTCACAGGAGAGCCGGAAGCGTTTGTTGCTCGTGAAAAAGTGACAAGTGGCCGTAAAATGCGTGGTACATACTGCCCCGAACACATGCATTTATACCATTTACTTTGTAAGTGGGAAGCAGAAGAAGATAAATTAAGTGAATCGAATCCAAGAAGACTTAGAGATAGAGTAAAAAAAGGAGTATCAATTGTCACAGTTCCTATCACTGCAATAAAGAAAAACGACCCTACACCGGAAATGTTGAAAAAATACGAGCCATTTTTTGCTGAATTAGAAAAAGATGCAAGAAAAACTAAAGGAATTAACATTCAGTATTATACTAATCCTATGACTAATCAAAATGATATTACTATTGTAAGTTTTGATTTAAGAATATTTCAGCATGAGTTGGCTATGTTTAATCAACCTACACCTGCTTTTCAAGCCATGTTAAACCAACAAGTAGAAGAAGTAGTTAATCAAAACACAAATATGGTAGATACCCTTCCGATGGAGTGATAGAGATGTTAAGATTGAACGGAAATAACCAAAATACAGGTACACTAAACTTAGGTGTACCATCTCAACAAGGACAAATGCCGGTGCAAAATGCTAATCCGTGGGGGCAACAACAACAAGTAAGTCCATTTGTAGCAGGTATCTTTGGAGGACAACAACAAGCCAATCAATATGTACAACAACCTATTCAACCACCGAGTGAAATAGAAATTCAAATGGAATTATTAAAACAACAAGCAACTATTGAAAGATATGTTGCTAGTAGTCAAATGGGAGTATTAATTGAAATGATGAGTAGTGTTGTGACACTAAGTGTATTAGAAATATTAAGAGGTGCTACATTTGTTATAAATGAAGATGATGGTACATTAAAATTAGATACAACTACTTTACCTGCTAATTTACAAACTATGAGCGCAGAAAATATAGAAAGTCAATTTACTAATTTACAAGCATCAGCACAACAAGTAGTGAATCAAAGTGATATGACTCAACAACAATTAGCCGCACTAGCCCAACAGTCTATGATGGGAGGGGCTTTAGCCGCATTACAAAGTGAAGGAATGATGGAAAAAGTAGGTGGCGGAGTAGGTAGTTTCGCTCGCTCTATAATAACAGGAGGAAGATAATATGATAGATAAAGATTACACAACATACATACCACAATCATTTGCAGCATCCACATTAGATGTACTTAATCCGAATAGAAGCGTAATTATTGATATGATTATGGTACAATTAATTTCTATGATTGTATGTATGGGTATGATACTTATATTCAAAGGAGGTTCTATGCCTTCAACTACAGTATCATATTTCTTAGTGGGATTATTTGCTAGTTTTATTATGCTTACTAGCATTTATACTCGTATTACTCGGTGAAGGCCATTTGTTAATAGGACAAGTGGAATTTAGTAAGTTTATTTTAGTGTTAATATAACAACCACACAAGTCACATCTTTTACCGCCGTAAGGACATGATTCACAAACTTGCTTTCTTAAATCATATAATACAGGTGGACAAATATCACCTTTTACAGTATCTTTTACTGCTTGAGTTAAACTTTTCAATGTATACATATTCAATGGTACACCCGCTACTCTCTTAGCCCTCCACATAGTACTTTCCAAGTTATATTTATCCATAAGCGTTTTGTAAGGGGTACACCTAAGCCCGTACATGCAGGGGGCGGAGCGTGTTGTTAAACGGTCTTGTAAACTTTGTACAAGTGAAAGTAGAGATGAAATAGAAGAACAACTTCTCAACGGTCATATTTCACCTAAAGAATTAGATAAAACAATGGGATGGAGAGCCAATACTGCTGATAGACATTTCCGTAATCATATGGGAGATTACCATATGGCGGCCAATCCTTCTTGTCCTGTATGCGCTAGTCCTAAAAGAGCAGAATATGAAAATGAATATTTTCAAGGTAGCGCAGATACTCAAGTAATAGCAGATGAACTCGGAATTGCTGAAAGAACAGTTTATAATCATATGAAAAATCATTTTCAACCTTTAGTGCAAAAAACTGCGGCATATGAAGTAGCATTAGCCGCCGGTCAAGAAATACAAGTACTTCGCTCAAATGCAGAAAAATTAAATCAAAAGTTATCCGAACTATTAGATGAAGGTACAGTTCATGAAGATGGTTTTGTTCGTGATGCAGTAATACTTCACAAAGAAGTTAGAGAAACGGTAAAAGACCTACTACGGTTTCAAGACCAATGGGGGGCTAAGACTGATAATCAACAAGTTAATCAAACTATCAATATTCTACAATTAGAACTTGGTAAAGAAAGCCCGGAAACTTGGACAAGAATTAAAAAGCAGTTGGCTGAAAACATGGGGGTAGAATAATGGTTATGGGTCGTGGTTCGGACACAAGAATGTATTCACCAAGAAGTGAATCATCTACTATGTATTCATCAGCAAATGAAGACGGCGATAAATATAGCCCTACTTCTCCCGAAGATGCAGATAAGCGTCGAGAGGATAAACAAATTAAAGAAGAAGAAAGACGAACCAAATTAAAGGATATTAAGCATATTAAAATTAAACCATCTCAAGGATTAGGTAGCGGTCCATCATTACCTACAGAAGAAGGATTAGATGATGGGAATAAGCGTGATGACGAGCGTGAGATAGGACTTCAAGGTGGACCGGCAGGTAGTCGTGGACATTTACTTGACTTAGCCACAGGTGCAAAAACAGGCACAGGTTCAGCGATGGGTACGGGTAATTCCGCAGTTAGAACAGGCGAACCAATGGAAGATGCTTGGAGTGAGTTGTTGAAGGAAAAACCCTGTGATACGCATGATGTTGGCGACGGTACAGATGAAGATACTAAGCGATACTTTGACGAGGAAGTAAGACCCGAAGTAATGAATCCCAACACTCCAAGACCTCATGCGTTGATGAATAATAAGAGATTAAAGGAAAAGATAAATGACATGGTTATGGGTGGTGAGCCACTTGATGCGGATTTAACTGATGAGTACAACTACCGAATAGTTGAAAACGATTTGAACGCTCAAGGTAATCCTGTTTCTAATACTGGCTTTGATACCAATTTTCAAGACCTCCACAGAAGTAAACCGATGAATGATGCTTGGAGTGATTTACTAAAGCGTGAAACTCCAAAAACTATACAGGCTCGCCGTCGCCGTGAAGCAAGACAACAATTTAGACCATCTACAGGACAATTCAAGAAACCGCCCGGTGGACAATCCGGCGGTGCAGGTGCTACTATGCGCCGGTTTAAATCAAGGATGCGTGGTATCAAAGGTGGAAGAAAAACAGGTTTAATGAAACCACATTTATCTGTTGAAATGAGTCACCGTGGTATTGCTACAAAACAACCTATGAGTAAAGACCCACAAAAATATCGTCAATATATGGGGCAACAAGAAGCACAAAAAATTCTTGGTGGTGTAAGAAATACATTTTCACCACATGCAAGACATAGTGCAAGAAGTTTTCAAGCCGGACCTACAGGTGGAGGTAGACTTACAGGAATGCTACCCGGACAAGCAGGGCAAATGAGACAACCATCTCTTACAAGACTACGCCGACCTCGTATGCCAAGAATTAGACCTGTTATGCCACCTGCACCGCCTATGCCACCTCAAGTTGCACCACCTATGAGTAGCGTACCAAGTATGCCCGCACCATCCTCTACTATGATGATGAGTGAAGAAAGAACTCAAAGTGATATACTCAAAACTAATCGCTACGCTAATAGAACTGAAATGTTAGAACTTATGCGTAGATTAATCGCCGCATCAAGAAAAAGAAATAAATTAATGAAATATGTTCAAGGTGGAGGTTCTGCTTTTGAAGATGGACATGTACCTACTCACCCTGCCGGTGTACAACAACATGAAGATGAAGAAGAAAAGAATGATGGACCAACACAGAATTTAGAAACAAATTCAAGTCGTTTAGGTCTTGACCCTGCGGGGCATTTATCCGGTAAGAGGGGGCATTTCGGTTGATAGGAATAAAACCTCTAATACAGAAAGCATGGAGTATGGTGGGTTATACCCCCGAAGGTCCAACTGCTTTTCGCAATCCACCCCCAACACATTTTACACCACCAAGTGAAAAAGACTTACCATTATTTGCACATGATGGTAGAGGTAAATCATTACCCGGTGAATGGACAAATGGTGAACATGGAGAACTAATTTACAACACTAAATTAGGTGCTTTTCAACATGGTATTGATGCTTTAGCGAGTCATATGGGGGCTTTTTTAAGTAGACACAGTATTAATAGAAGTCCTGTAGAAATAATTAATCAAGCAATTAAACAATTTAATGGTACTCACACCAATGATAAAGACCATCAATTACCTATGTTTGATAATATGGCTTGGAGAAAAATTCGTGCAGGTGTATTACCACCCGGTAAAGGTACAAGAGAAGAAGCAATAAGACCTACTCGTACTAATAAAGGTACATTAATTACTGCATATACTAATAAAAACTATGAAAAAACTCCTATGGGGAGATTCATAGAATCATATTCAATTCCTTTTCATGAGCAATTACAACATGTTCTTGAAGACCAACACGGTATGTCACCGGAAATGTGGAAATCATTACCATTTGTAAAATATCCATACATGTATGCACACTATACAGTTCCTATGGTACAAGATGAAAACGGGAGTATTCGCTCTTACATAAGAAGCCAACACAAAGAACACCCCGGACAAGTCACATCGGATATGATGAGTGGCGCACCGGAAGGGTATTTTCCGGGTACTGTAAATGTACATACATGGGAATCATTACATCACTTACCCGATGCTTTCTTTTATCCTAAATTAAACAAAGCGGGAAATAAACCCGGTAAAGTACCTACTAAATTATATCAAGCGGCACACGCTATGATAGACCAAGCAATAGCAAATGGAACAGAACATATACCGGATATTAACATCACATACAATCAATCGGGTAAAATGAGTAGCCCCGATATGGTACAAAGACCACTAAGAGAAGTATTACAAACACCGGACATGCGTGAGGCATTAATCAAAGATTTAGTACATGTACCCGCTATGATGTTTTTATTTGGTAGAAGTTTTCAAGGAGACTTCAAGAATCTATATAATCATATGATGAAAAAATATGGCGTACAAGAAGGCCCTCTATCTCATGAAGACCACATGCGTTTCTTCCAACCCGGAGAAAAAGGCGGTCAAGGTATGCACAGTACTGCCGGTAAAATAATGGCTCTTGCCCGTAAATCCGGTATAGGGAGTAATGAAGAACGAAGTAAATTCGGAGAACATCAAATTACATCGGATGAATTAGAAGCGATGGAAGTACCATATAGCGAAGGGGCTATGGGTCATGTAGATAGATTCCGTGGTATATTAGAAGCACTCGCAGACCATCAAGCAGGGGCAAGAGGTCACAATGTAAAAATGGGAATTGGTGACATTCCTACTGAACCAATGCAAAACCTTGACATTCATGGTTATCCACAAGAGGGGGCTGATGTTTCATTAGACCCGCATATGGATGCTTATTTAAACGGCATAGAAGATTATGCCCCAAGTGATGGAATGCCTATTCCACCACAACCCGAAGTCCTATCGGAAGGCGGTTTAGCAACACCCTCACCTACACTCAATGTTGCACCTCAACCTCCGGTTTCTTTACCTTCCGGTAGGACACCTCCTGTGGCCGTGTCACAAGCACCAAGACAACTACCTGCACAATTCCAAGAACTTAGGCCGCATATTGCTTCAATGAATCCCGATAGGTTTAGACAATATGTGAATAGACCTTCCGAAGCAACCACACCCGAACTTACTCCGATTGAACAAAGAGCGCAAACTGCTCTTGCCGACCCAAGACAACAATTACTTACTCAATATATGAAAGCCGAAGATAGTTATTTACCAATTATGGATAGAACACTAAAGGCTTTAGAAAGAATGCAAAAACATGAAGCGACTTTAGATACTACTATTAATCATGGAAATGTATTCCCCGATGTAGCGTATTTAGCAAAGCATGTAGGTTTAACAAGTAGTGAAGTAAATTCAATTAATGAAACAATGGGTGATTGGCATAAAATCGCTAAGGCGTATAATGTAAAACCTAAAGTTGTAAAAGTAATCAAATTAAACATGAGGTGATTGTGTGGAACAAATATTAGTTATGAAATCTAAAAGAAAAGATGTATTGGTAAAAAATGTTGGCGTTGGACCAACATTGTATCAAACACCACAAGGTGCGCCTTCTTTTATGGATTTATGGAATGCGGGAGTTAAAGGACAAGGTACTAGCGGTAATCCTGTAGGTATGGGTGGAAGACTTGCAGGTTTAGCAGGTATAGCCGGTAAAGGTTTAGCGGGATTACAAACTGTAAATCAAGTGGCACAACAGGCACAAGCGGGTAATCCTCTTAATGCGGCTCTTGGTGCGGGTTATACTTTTGAAGCAAATGACCCAACAGGAACAAGAACTGCAACTGCAATTCAAGGACAAGCACCACCGACACCATCTGTAGAAGAACAAAGAGCAAATGTACCAACTGTACCATTACCAAATGTGACTCAAAATGTAGCATTACCTAATCAATCTACACAAGCACCTGCTCCACAAGCACCTGCTCCACAAGCACCTACTCCACAAGCACCTGCTCCGATGTATCAAATGGGTAGTGATGGTATTCCTGTTGCAGTTTCACCCCCAATGGCAGAAAAAATGAAGCAACGACAAGATGAAATGAAAGCACAAGGAAGAGGACCACCTGCACCTGTAGCAGTAAGTCCTGTATTGGGTGATACTAATGCAAAAGTAAATGCACTAAACGCAAAAGTGAATGCGATGAGCCAATATAGAAGACCCGAACTTCAACCACAACCTCTTCCATCACAATTAATGCAACAACCTGTTCAACAGATGGCACAACCTGTTGAACAGATGGCACAACCTGTAGCACCTATTGAACAATCAACGGTACAAACTACACTTAACCCATTTCCACAAGAACAAAATCCTCAAGTACAAAACACAAATGAAGCAGAAGACCCTTTTACACATAATTTACTTCAACAACAGGCTCATGAAGATGAATTGATGAATAATAAAGCGGAGTTCTTCGCTTCTACACTTATGGAAAAGTTGGGTGCAGACACAGTTTACAAAATGAACCCACATCAAATCGCTATGGTATCAGCATATACATTCTTAAAATTGAGTTGATAGTATGAGCGAGAATATGAAAGAGTTTATCCTTGATATGGATAGAAAAATGGCGGAGAAGTCATTTAAATTCTTTTTTACAGAAATACTTGATTTTCATTACAGTCATCATCATAAAATGTGGGATGAAGGTTTGAAAAGCCAAAGATATTATTGTGTTAAAGCGAGTCGTGACCACGGTAAATCTACTCTTTTTATGTCCTATGCTTTATGGATAGCGGCTTTTAACCCCGGTACTCACATTATGATTTTCTCTCACTCTTTAGAACAGACTCTTGAACATATGAGATTTATTCGTAATAGTATAGAAGGTGCAGATGTACTTAGACATTTAAAACCCGAACAAGGTAGACCGTGGGCTAAGTCTTACTTTGAGTTCACCAATGGTAGTCGTATAATGGCTAAGTCGGTTGGTGGTGCTACTCGTGGTTTTCACCCCGATGTAGTAGTATGTGATGATATTCTATGGGGTACTACAGGTGGAGAACTCCAAAGAGCCGCCGATTGGTTCTATGGTGTATTACTTCCTGTACTGCACCACTCGGCAAGACTTATGATGGTAGGTACACCGTTTAGTTATAACGATTTATACGCTGAATTAGAACAAAAAGAAACTTTTACTGTTGAAACTTACCCTGCTATTAATGCAGAAGGTGTGGCTCTTTGGCCGGAAAGATGGAATCTTGAGGCTCTTGAACAAAGACGATTATCAATGCCCGCTATACAATTTAGCCGTGAGTATCTTTGTGAACCTATCCACGATGTAGCGAGTATGTTTCCTGCTACAATTCTTGAGGCGGCTCGTGATAAAGAGTTAGTGCTTCTTGATAGAGCAGACACCGAGTATGATGAAGAAGGAAATTCGGCAGGTGTATTTGGACAACATTTTATCGGATGGGACACTGCAATAGCATCCGATAAAAACGCAGACTACACGGCTATGTTAGTATTAAGAACACCACCCGAAGATAATATAAAACAAATTGTAGGTATAGTTCACGAGAAAGGTTTAGGCGGTGCGGCACAGAAGAAACATATTTTACTGTTAAATAACAGGTTTCAACCGGATTTAATTGAACTTGAAGGAAATAACTTTCAGCGTATGTTCGCCGCAGAACTTCAAGATATGAGAGGGGATATTCCTATTCGTACATTTATGACAACACGCCAAAGAAAAGAAAGTATGTTTATGTCACTTCTTATGGCGTTTGAACAAGGACAAATTAAAACTCCTTATGGAGATGAGCGTAGTCGTGAATTTACCCATAAGTTAGAATCCGAATTAAACAGATTTGGTATGCAAAAGAATGGTAAATTAGAATCAGTAGGTACTCACGATGACTTGGCTATGGCTTTGGCTTTGGCTAATTGGGGTACAAAAGAGTTCAAAGGTTCAGTAGTATTACTCGATGATGTAATGCCCGGATTTGATGAATGGCTAACGGGGAAACCACATAGAAACCACGGAAAAAATGATTGGGTGATACCATGAGTTGTAATTGTGAACATTGTACAGGCATGGGAGATGCTTGGGATTATATGCAAAAGAAATTATGCCCTGCCGGAAAAGCGGCGGCTAAGGAAAAGTTTGATGTTTATCCGTCAGCCTATGCAAACGGATGGGCGGTGCAATACTGCCGTGGTAAGTTTAAGAAAAAGGGGAAGAAAAAATGAACCTTAAAAAAGATAAATGTTGTTGTGGTGGAACTAAAAAAACACCATGTGTTTGCATGATAGAAGGTAATCAATGTTCTGCTTCTTCACCTAAATGTCCTTGTTATGCATTGATGGATAAACAAAAAAATATTAAAAAAATGGTTGCAGTAAGGTGATTATATGACTGATAGATGTACCTGCCACGATATTTTAATCGTTAAAAATTTAAACCGATGGTTTAAAGAAAAGTGGGTTGATGTTAGTCGAAAGAAAAAAGATGGTTCTCATCCACCCTGTGGTCGTAGTAAAGCAAGTAAATCAAGCAAAGGCTACCCAAAGTGCAGACCAAGTGTAAAGGTTTCAAGTAAAACTCCAAAAACTTCCGGCTCAATGTCCGAAGGACAAAAGCAAGCCGCTACTAAAAGAAAGCGAGCAAAGAAGCAAGGAGTCGGTGGTAAACCTACAATTGTAAAGGAGATGAAAGAAATGAAAGATGATAAAAAGAAAAAGAAAGGCATGGTAGTAGTAATAGCAGTTGGAGGCAAACCTCCAAAAGCACCTACTAAGACTATGGATGCTGATGATAAGAAAAAAGCATTCGATGACGCTTGGAATAGATTAAATAGATAGGACAATTTCGTGGTCAATATGTGGGGAAGTGCTTTACTCGGAGATGAGTACGATTTAGGTATACACCCTGCTGATGACTTAACTAAAAGTGTATTATCGAATTTATCTCAACACCCAAATTTTAATGTAAATAAAGCACCTGTGGTAAAATCTTCAAGTATATTCTTTAATGATGATATTAAATCTTATAATTTTGCACCTAATGGTGATGGTTGGTTAGAAAGTACATATGGTAAAGATGCTAATTCTATTATTCGTATGTGTAGAAAAATGCGAAGGGTAGATAAAAATAACCGTGAAAGTATTGATGCTATTATAGATGATGTTCGTACTATAAAAGCGATGGAAGTAAATGCTACAATTAATAATTTATCTTGGAGTGAAGGTTTAGAAGATGTAATAAAAAACATCGGCCTTAATGATAGGAGTCTAAAAGCACTCCGTAAGTTTGGTGAATCTCGCTCATCATCATTACAAAAAGCCTGTCAATTATATCTTAAATCAATGACTGTTTTAAATGTATTAAATGATAATACAGATTGGGGTATTGATGAACAGAAAGAATGGGCTAATGCTTTACAACTAAAAAAAGATGCTCGTAAAATGTGGTCTAACACATTACATCAAATAGATTCACTCTCTAAAAGTGATAAAAACGCTTTAGAGTTTATTTCCGAAGAACTTACTAAATCGGGTTCTTTAGGTAGTCGAGAGTTAGTGCGTAGAGGGGTTGGGGTGCTTCATAAATCTATTACACCAAGTAAAATAAGTATGTTAATTAAAATGTATGGAGAAGAAGTAGATATTTACAAAGCCTCTTCTCGTGGTAATTATGTTAAGTTAGATACTCATGGTTTAATTATAAAAGATATTTGGGCTTATGCCGCAGGTTTTCTTGATGCTGACGGTAGTATATTTATTACTGAAAGAGGCGAACCAAGAGCAACTTTTATTGCTACAGGTGATAGAGGTAGATTACAATGTGAAGAACTACACAAAGCATTAGGTTGTGGTCGTTTAGTTCTAAATCAAAGAATACATAAAAAAAGTGTAAGAAGCCAACATAGACTTATATTCTCATCTAAAAATGATTTAAGACAATTACTAAAAGGGATTTTACCCCATCTAAAGATGAAGTCTTTACAGGCTAAAGCGGTATTATCTTTTGTAGATGAAAAAGACAAAATGAGAAAAAATGAATTGTATCAACTTGTGACTTATAATAATTGGAAAGATGATAAGAAAAAGGCCGATAGTTTCTTGAGTAAATGGAACTTGGATGCAGATACAATAGGTAGTTATGCGGAGAGTTTGTAATGGCAGATGATGAAAGTAGAATAAGTCGTTTCTTAACGACATTAAGTAAACCATTCAAGCGTAAGTCATCACCTACTCCTACTATGCCACTTTGGACAAGTGGTATTCAAGAACCTGTTATGGCGCAAGGAATTACTATTCCCGCTTTGTATGCAGTGAGTACAGAATGTCTAATTCTTAGAACTGTATTATCTAAACTCCGTCAAGAAATGTTTAGAAGAGGTTATTATTGGGAAAAAACCTTTCATCAAAAATGTACAGAATGTGGAGAAGAATTTCAACATGAAGTGCAACAATGTAATATTTGTGAAAGTCCGGTAAGAAAACCCGATGCAGATGAAATGGTTTATGCTAAGTGGTTATTAAAACAAGAAAACAGTATGGAACAACAGTTTATGCATGTTTTACATGAAATTGAAAATGACTTAAATATTGTTGATGATGCATTTTTAATATTTGTTAAAGAATATTATATTGACCCCGAATCTAAAGAAGTATCTTTTTATCGTGTTAAAGAATTAATTAGAGGTGACCCTATCTTTATGCGTATAGTAGCGGATAAAAGAGGTGTAAGGGGAGGTCGCTATAAGACATGTTTAATCCATCGTGACCAAGTAAAGACTCATGCAGAAGATGATAAATGTGAGATTTGTGGTAGTGATTTACAAGATGTACATTATGTGAATATGGCGGGTAGTGGTAAAACACAATATTTTGTAGAGGGAGAAGTCATACATATAAGTAAATATAATCCATCAAAACTCTATGGTCGCTCACCTGTTAATACAATGTGGAGGCAAGCCATGACACTTACTGCTATGGATAACTACATGTATACTGCTTATCAAAAGAGAAGAATGCCTAAAGGAATTATATCAGTCACAACAGATAACCTTGAATCTATGAAATCTTTTTGGAAATCAGTTGATGAAAAAATGGAGCGTGACCCTCACTATATCCCTAAAGTTGGTATTGAATCATCTACAGGAAGAGGTGGAGTGAATTGGATAAAATTTATGGACACATTAGAAGAAATGCAATATATGGCAGTTCGTGATGAAATAAGAAATCGTATTGCCGCATATTATGGTGTATCGAGTATATTTATGGTAGACAACGGTAAATCGGGTGGTTTAAATAATGAAGGATTACAAATTCTTGTCACAAATCGTGCAGTAGAGTTTGGACAAAAAATATATACAGAATTATTATTTCCTAAGATTTTAAAACAAATGGGGGTATTTGATTGGAAATTAACTCTTTATCCAAATGAAGAAGAAGATGAAATTACAAGACTACGCCGAGATGAACAAGAGTTGAATGTGGCTCAAAGAATGGCTCAACTCGGATTTGTACCCGAACTTATTGATGGTGATTCAAGTAATGATATTAAATTTGTATATCGTAAACCCGAACCTCAAGCACAACAAGGCGCACCTCCGGGCGGTATGCCTCCGGGCGGTATGCCTCCGGGCGGAGGTAGAATGCCACCGGGTATGCCTATGGGTGGTGGAATGCCTATGGGTGGTGGAATGCCTATGGGTGGCGCACCAATGATGAGAGGAATGCCACCGGGTATGCCACAAGGTACAATGCCAATGCCACCTTCTCAACCCGGCGGTGAAGGTATGGGAATACGCAACCGTGGACCTGCTGCACCCCAAAGAAGAACATCACCGGGAAGCGGTGCGCCTGTGACAAGTGTACAACAAAGAGGACCGCCTCAATCACTTGGACAACAAAATGTTAATGCTCTCCAAAATGCACGAAGATTTAGAGGTGCATAAGAAACGCTTTTATTATAGGACTATGTGAGATGGTTAGGGATGAAGATGGATTTATTGAAAATGCACCCAATGGCTCGTAAATTAGAGATAGCGCAAAAAGGGTTTTTAACGGCTCTTGAAGGCGACAATGCAGAAGTAGCAAAGCAACATTTGACAGAAGTTCAAAAACTTGCTGATTTTCTTGCTGATGACTTGAATACTGTAATTAGTAAATCTACATCAGCGAATGGACCAAATGACATTTATGCAGGTGGAGTACCTGTAATGAAGTTTACAGAAGGAAGAGGAAGACAAGGTTCTATTGAAGGAAAAAGACTTCCGGGTTCTATTACATCGGGTATAAGAAAATCAAACTTCACTCGTAGTGCAGGTACTTTTGGTCGTTATTCTAATTGAGGTTTTAATATGACTGATGACAACTCCGAGCGTTTAGTAAATGCTTTAATTACTAAAATGGAAGTTATGGATAATAGTATTGAATTGTTAAAGCAAGAAAATATTCGACTTAAAAATCTTCTTAACAATCCACAAGGATTACTAAGAAAAATGGGTATGGTAAAAACTACTACTCCTTTTACAGAAGATGTACAAAATGACCCATTTAGAAATGACCTTAACGATAATAGTATTCTAAAAGGACAAAATTCATTTATTCCACAAACTAATGAAGAGTTCCATAATATGGATTGGGATGATATTCACGAGTTAGCAAATAAATCTAAAGAAAAGGAGATGATTCAATGAAGCCAAGATATGAAGAAGTAAGTTATGAAACTACACTTATGCTTGAAAAAGCAAAAATCATGAATGATAGATTAAATACTTTAGAAAAAGCCAAGTGTGACTGTGGTGAAAAACCATGTAAGTGTAAAGATTGTCCATCTTGTGGTTCTAAAATGGCTAAAGCAGGGTGCATGAAGATGGGATGCGGTGGTAAAATGGCTAAAGCAGAACCCGGATTTAAAGCAGAAAAAATTACTGATATAAACCCACACTTTGTAGCAGAATCCGGCGGTCAAACCCGTAATGCCTACTACACTACTAATGGAAGAACCATTGAAACAGAAGATGTTAAACCTAAGAAGAAAGGCGATAAAGCGTTTAGTACAGAAAAACTATCTCAAAGAATGAACCCTCATGAGGGTGGCGGAGTAGAAAGAGAAGAGTCATTTGATAAGTCCGGTTATTAAGGTGATTCTATGAAGAAGCCTATCGCAATCAAAAAGGCTAACATTAATTCTCAATTTAGAGAAGCGGGAGAAGCGGGCTTACCAATCATTTGTAGGAAATGCGGCGGTACTAATACCGAAGGATGCAATTTGAACAGGGGTATGGATATACACGCTTGCCCTCAATTTGAACCGCTTACATAGGCGGTGAAAAAATGTTTGAAGATGAATTTAATATTTCTAAAAATGAGTTCTTAATCTCATTACATGATGGTTTAGATTTATCTCGTAATGCCGCAGAATACATAATGGCTTGGGAAACATTAGAAAAATCTCCCAAAGATAATTTATCTTTAAGTCTTAAAGATACTGCTGAAAGTATACTCAAAAAAGATGAAGAAGCAGAATATAAAGTAGATATTCCTTTGAAAGAAGGTGAAGGGTATATGTTGGCTTCAAAGCCTACATTTGGTGAACCTACTAATCATGTATGGGCAAACGGGTTAGTTAAAGATGAAGGTAGAAGTCATAGTATTTTTCCTAAATATATGGCTAAACCTACTTCTTCATACAAAGACCATCATTTTCCTTATCATGAAATGAATCATCCTTTAAGACAAATAAATTCTCATAGTGGTTTACCAAATATGTTTGAGATACTTAGGGCTTTAGGACCGGGTGGTTATGGGAAAGAAGAAAAAGATATGGAGCGAGCGTGGTTTAAAGAAATGACCGAGGCTAATAGTCCATTAGTGACAGGATATAAATTAGGTAAAAAGACTATACCAATTTTAGGAGATATAAATACATTCGGTACTGTTGGTAATCATCAATACGATTTGTATGAAAGAGATTTTAGAAGATGGCGAAAAGAAAATCCTCAAGATGAAAGCATTACCGAAGATGAATTAAGAGATATGCACTTTAATGATAAAGTCAAAGAGTGGTCAAGTAAAGATGGTCAATTAGGTTTAGATGGATTCATGTATGGTCTTGAATGGTTTACTCCCGAAGAAAGACATTCAATTCAAGACCACATAGATGAAGGTATAGATGATAAGTCTTCACTTACATTACCTAATGGAGAAAAAATTCCTACTGCTCGTATTGCGTATAATAATTTATTGAGAAGAACACCGGAAATGAATTTTATGATTAGGTCTAATGCTCATTTTGGAAGAAACTCTAATTACAGACAACAATCTAATGAAGAAGATTATAGTCAAGGTGAAAATAGATTTATTCAATCTTCCGTTGCAGAAGTAATGCATGATAATAATAATTATTTAGATAAACCTGTATCACAATATATTTTAGATGAAATAAATAATAAATATATAAGTGAAGAACAAGAACCATTTGAAAGATTACCTGCATTAAATTTACATAAAGAAGATTTTAAAGATGAATATGGTTTAATAGATTTAAGAAGAGGGGCTAGAATACCAAGACTTTCTATGGAAGATGTATTATTTTTAGCAGGTTATGACCCAAATACCAATCAACCAATGTCAAATCACCCTATACATGGAAGTATGGATGGACCTATTATTAATATAGATATTTTAAGAAAGTTAGAAGAAGAAGCAAAAAACAATAGTACACTCCAACAAAAAGCAAAAGATATGGGAAACCATCGCTCATTCTTTACTTCTCCACATGGTCCTCATCCCGATGAAGAAAAACCTAAGTATTGGCGTACAGATAAAGACGGATTTACTTATGGACCGGGTAAATTCTATGAACAATTATATGCAAACCTACCGGGAATGAATTTAGCACCTGCTACATGGATGGAGATGAATCACTCAACATCTCACGATAAAAATACATCACCGATGTTTGAAATGGACAAGACAAATAAGCAGTTCTTTAAAACAAATTCTAATAATACTATTTTAGGTATGCATTTTGCACCTATGGAAACAAAAGAAATAGGTAAATTTTTAGCAGATAAAATGCAATTTGACTATGCTAACCTACCTAATCCTATGGTGAATATTTTTTCTCCCTTTGCTACAAGTAAAAGTAGTAATTTAAGTGATAAAAATAACTATACAGAACACAAGTCTTCATTAAATCCTAAATATGAATATTTTATGAGAACTGCTACTCCACAAGAAAAGAAAGAATTAGGTAGTTCTAACATACATATGGCTAGTCATAAATCTCATAATCCTACTATATCCCCTATGCCCGAAACATATTATGGTTCTAATCCAAGTGATACTCGTTTGCACGAAAAAGCAATTAAATCACATATTTTTAATACATTTTTAGGCAGAACTCACCATCCTTTCACTCCGCCTAAAAAAGCAATAGGGCAACTAAAAGATTTTTTAAATGGTGACTTATCAATAAGTGCGGGTTTAGAATTACAAGAACTCAAAGATTATTTGAATTGGGATTCTAAACCTATGACATATTCAAATGTAAAAAACACAATGCAGATGAAAGACTATCCTACTACAAGATTTATTAATTCTGTAAGTAAAATACTAGGTACAAAAGATGCAAGAGCAATTAACACATTTATTAATAATTTAGAACAAGATAAAAATAACGAAGATTACAAAAAACTTCATGATTATTATATGGAGAATCATAATTTTACTGCTTTTGACCCTATAAATTTAGAAGAGGCAAAAAACGGTCTTAATAATATAGTTCAAAGTATGCACCAAGAAAAGAAAGAGAAATCTAATACACCTACTAAAGTTAAAACAACTACACTTGATGGTATACATCAAATATTACAATTTGGAGGAACACAACTTTCTACTGAAAAAGAAAACAGATTTAGAGAAACTATAGATTCAATTAATGAGATGCTATTAAATCCTAATTTATCTCAAGAAGATGTAATGGGCTTACGAGATGATATGAAGCAAGCAGTAAGTGGTTTAAATAAAATACAACAAAGAAAAGATAAACCTTCATCTCATTGGAAAATAGGTGCTAATCAAACTTTATCAGCACTCAAGGCTCATCATGATACCATTGTAGACTATGCTAAAAATGTAATAATGCCATTAGTTATTGAACAACAACCCGATGCTTTTGACCCAAGTGACCCTGTAAAATTCATACATAATACTCAAAAATTATTGGCTGATACACAAAAGCATATATTGAGTACTAACGCACATAATCTATCAACTACTAATTATGGTAGACAATTCGATATTAAAGAAAATAAACAACTTAATGAGCATAATGCTATAGCAGGTCATTTAATTAATAATGGAAATGTAATAGACGGTAATATGTCTGTTGATGAAGTAATTGACGCATTAAAACTACAAAAGAACCCTGCTATGAAAGAACATGTAAGGAATTTACTCGATGAATCTAATAAAAGAGAAGCCCCGTTATATGTATCTACTATAAACGATTTACTTAGAAATGGACCAATTTCTAAAATAGGTAATGCGGATTTTTCACATATGCAGAATCCTAACAAAGATATTATGACTTCTAACTATGAAAATCTTAGTAGTGCTGATAAATTCCATTTTGACTTACATGATACAGATTTACATGAAGCAATTAACTTAGCCCAAAAAAGAGCAGGTAAAGAAAATGAAAATTGGAAAGCGCATAAAATACACGCTATATCTCAAATGTTTCCTCGATTATTAAATTCTCAACAGTACGGAGCATCTATGAAAAATAGTGGATTAGAATTATTTCATGCTAATGATTTTGATGTACACGGAGTAAAAACCGCAGGTAAAGGAATTAAAAGAAATACTTTTCAAACTAAAAACAATCTTGATTCTTTAGTAGTATTAGATGAAAGAATGCTACATGATGAACAAGGTAATTTCATTGACAATGCATTTATGCCTCAACAAAATGAAATAGTATCATCTGCTACAATGACTAATACTAAGATAGGTAAAGTAAATCCTTCTAATGCTACTATGTATAATGTATTTGGTGGTGGTGCAATACACGAAGGTACAGTAGCAAGTCCTACATTTGGAATTGAAACTAATATGAATGGAGAGCCTATAGTTGGTGAAAACGCTCAAGAAGGATTATATCACACAGTAAGTGAAGAAGCCTTGAATAATTTACATGGTAAAGATATTACACAACAAGTTCTTACAACTTTACCTCCACCTCAAAATCCATTGTCTGCACATCAAGGTATAAACATGGAAACTTATCTATCTCCTTCCGATGACCCCTCTACAATTGCTATGAGTGAAATTTCTACATACATTACATCATTACTTAATCCCGATGTATTATTAACTAAAAGTGATGATGTTAAATGGTCACCACCAATAAGACCTATGCATCGTATTTTTGAATTAAATGACCTTGAACATATGAGAGGTTTTAGTGGTTCTTGGGTAGTAAGTAAGTGGTATGATGGCAAAAGAATCATAATTGTAAATGACGATGGTATAACGGCATATGATGAAAATGGTAAAAAAGTAGGATTAAAAAAGAAATTTAAAGAAAACTTATCTAAATTAAATGAGAGAAACTATGTTATTGATGGTATTTTAGGAGAAGACGAAATAAATATTTTTGATGTTTTAAATTACGATGATAATAATGTGAGTGATATGCTTCTATATGAAAGAATGAAATTATTAAGAAGTCAATTTGACAGTCATGAAAATATTATCATACCCGGTCCACATGATACTAAACTAACTGATGAAGAAGGTTTGAAAGATGCAGTAGATAGTTTACAAAAAGAACACGAAGTGATATTACTTAGAGATAGTAAGTCTACATACATGAAAGGAGAAAGAAGACACCCTAAATGGATGGTACTTAGAAAGACTAAAGATTATAATTTTATTATTTTAAATGTAAAAGGAAAAAACACTTACACATATCAGTTAGGTGCAGGTCCGATACTTGACGGTTCTAAGTTAGGTAATAGAGCAGTTTCAATAAAAGATAATGAATATATGGATATAGGCACTATACACAATCAAAAAGAATTATACAAAGTAGGTGATATAGTTAGAGTTTCTATAACAGGTATTACTAAAAAGACTCGTGGTGGAAGAAATATATTTAATGTACAAATGAAAGAGATATTAGGTCAAGGAGAAGGAGAAGGTGCGGCGAGTGCAGAATCTTTAGATATACTCACAAAATCTTTCAGTCCAATTTTAATCCCACATGATATAGAATATGAAAATAATAAATTGAGTGTTATAATAAAAAATATAGATACTGTAGAATATGATGTAGTATCTGTAGATAACGGTTGGTATTTAGAAAACCCTTATACTTCATTAAGTGATTTAAGAAAAACAAGTTATCCAATTACTCTTGCTGAAAGCATATTGCCGTATTGGTCTTCTGTAGCACCATTAATGTTTAGTGGGCATATCCAAAAAACTGATATAGATATAAGTAAACCACCAAGTCGTGAAAGACAAGATAAACAATCAGCAGGTATTCTTGATTCTAAAGATGATAATAGATTACTAAAACCAACTACTAAGAAAGCATTAGAAATAATATCTCGTGTTTTAGACCAACTTTCTAAAGAAAAAATCACATGGACAGGTCCAAAAGGATTAGGTATAGATTTGGCTACACCTATAGAGTCGCCAAGTGGACCTACTCGTTTAGCAAATGAAGAAACTTTACCGGACTATGATGGAAGAAAGAGAAGTGATGAAAAAGAAATTCAGCCTAAAAGTAATGAGAAAAAGAAAAAACCCATAAAACATATAGAAACGAGTAATAATGCTTCGCAGTTATCTGATTTTAACAAATTTTAATATTTTCTTTAACAAGGAAAGTATGGGTTTAGTATAAATACCATGACAACAGGTTCTTTGGATTAATGCTAACCATCCAGCGACCATCCACAGGGCTATCTGTCCTAAAGAGTGGTACTGATTTAGTTGTCGCCGGTTATGCATCTGTAGAACTTGTAGATAAGCAAGGAGATTTAATTACTCGTGGTGCATTAAAGAATGCATTTGATGGTTTTATGAAGAGTGACAAGTACAGAAATGTACAATTGGCTCACTCTAATATACAAGTTGGAGAAGTTATAGATAACTATGTAGACTCCAATGGTAGAATGTGGAAGTCCGAAGTAGACGACACAGGAATGTTTGTAGTATGTAAACTACGAAACGATATAGAAAAGGCTCGTGAAGTAGCCGCAGAAATACGCAAGGGCAACTTGCAGGGATTCTCTATTGGTGGACAGGCTTTTAAGCGTGTTAGGAAGGCTGATGGAGAACATGGAGAATATCAAGAAATAAGTAAGATGGAACTCCACGAAATAACAATTTGTGAAAAAGGAATAAACCCGGAAGCGCAATTTAGAATTTTAAAAGAAGATGTGAGTAAGATGACAGATATAGATAATGATTTAAACGAAGTAATGAACAGACTTGAACAAAGACTTGATGCTATGGAAAAAGGCGAAATGCCACCGGCTCTAAAAGAGGCTATAGCAGAAAAGAAAGGTGACGAGCCTAAAGAAGAAAAGAAAGAAAATCCATTTGCTGATAAAAAAGATGATGAAAAAGAAGATGATAAAATGAAAGATGATAAAATGTATGCAAAAGGTGAATATAGCGATATAATTAGTGCAGAATACCTAAATTGGATGGAAGATACTCTAAAGTCTGCCGGTGTAAATACCGCAGAAGCAAGACTACACTTTGACCAAATGGAAAAAGCACAACTTGGTGGATTCGATAACCCGGATTCAGTAGATGGTGCTGATTACTTTGGTGGACAAGTTAGAGGAAGAGGACAAGAGAATGGTGGACCATCAACAGGTGCTATCAGCGCAGTAAGTACAAGCGGTGGAAAGCAACCTGCGGGCGCACTTGGACCTGCTAAACTTTCAAAAGAATACATTAACCCTTCAAATGTTTCTTCAACTGATATTGAAGCAGCATATGAAGTATACAAGGCGGCGGCTTTGGAACAACAATTCCGAGGAAGTCTTGAAGGAGAGTTTTCTGCAAGATTCGCTAAGGAGCAACAAATCGCAAAGTCTAATGCAGAAAAAGCACAATTCGATGCTCGCCAACCAATTAGTGAAGTAATGAAGGCTCTTGAAGGATTAACTGAAAGAATTGACAACCTAACTACAGAAGGAACAACTATCGCTAAGGCTGATACTTCCACTAATGTAAATATCCCAAGCACTCAAGACCTAAACAACATGTCTTGGGATGAAGTGCATTCATTGGCAAACAGTGTTTACAGGGGCGCATGAGTAAAAAATAATTAAAAAATAGGAGATGAAAAAGATGGCAAGAGATTACATAAGAAACATAACAGATATGGAAAGATACTTTTACGGTGCAGGAAACGCTATGGGCTATTCCTACTCCGGTAGTGAGTTATTGAAAGCAGATGCACCAATGTTGAGTACAACTGCGGGTACATACCAAGCAATTTACGGTAGAAAAGTTTGGTCACAATTGAACCAAGAATTTAACGCATTTAGCGTACTACCTAAAAGACCGTGGGAGAGAAGTGGTTGGAGAGTTATTACTGCTCGACCTTCATTTACTGTTGGTGGCGGAGTTGCAGAAAACGCTACTCTACCGGAAACTACTAAACCTACCTTCCAACATATTGCGGCAAAACCTAAGACAGTTGTTCACACATTCGATATGAGCGAAACTGCTATGTTTTTGGCTGACAAAGATGACGGACTAGGCGACATTCGTTCAGTCTTGAAGGAAGAGATGGGTAAGCACCACGCTGAACACATCAACAAAATGCTAACACAAGATGTTGATACACCGGCAGGTAATGACTTTGAATCACTAGACAGAATTACTGCTTCTTCTACTTTGGACAGTACAGGTACAGGTCCGGTAGCGGCAGGTTCTCAAACTACTAACACTGCACATATCAGTGCTGCAAGCGATGTAGATATTTATTCCATTGACAGAAGTGCTAACACTTGGTCTAATGCAGAAGTTGATGTTGCTACAGATGCAAGTCTTACTGAAAGAACTCTAAGTCTTGACCATTTGGACTCAATGTTCCAAAAGACATGGGTTCGTGGTGGTAATCCAAAGGTTATTCTAACAGGATATGATACTCTAATGAGACTTCAACAACTACTACAAAGCCAACAAAGATTCATGGAAGAGAAGAGAGTCACACCTACCTACAACGGTGTTAAGGGTGTACCGGGTATTGAAGCCGGTTTCATCGTAGCAACCTACAATGGTGTACCAATCATTCCATCTAAGGATATTACAAAAGACGGTCTAAGCAGACTTTACTTCTTAGACACAGACTACTTGTATTTCTCAACTGCTATACCAACTCAATACTTTGAGTCCGGTATTGAGACAGGTGACCCATTCGCTATTAACCGTCTTGGACAAGAAGGTATGTACCGTTCAATGGGAGAAGTATGGACAACTTTCTTTGGAGGTCAAGGTTCGATTAGAGACTTGGTTTGAGGTTAATGGAGAAAAAAAATTAAGAGATGATGAATTATGGTAAAAGAATTAACAATTAGCGGAACTGCGGCTGGAAATGCAACTTTAATAGGAGCATGGGAATTAAGAGCAGGTTCACATGGAACTACAGAATGGCTTGATGGAGCAGCAGATGTATCTTATCCGGGCGGTGGTCCGGGTACATTTAGTGCAGTAAACGGTACTGATGGAGCAAACGGATATGACCCTGCACCTAAGATGGCTTTGATTACACTTGGCTCAACAACTGATGGACAAACTATCATTCTTGGTGGCGGTGCAACTTCTATTCTAGGACATATAGTATCGGCGGGTACTGCAAACATGGCTCAAACCATTGGCGGTAATCATACTGGACTTACTATTACCCTTGAAACTTCGGGTACAGTCACAAGTGGACAACTTATTGTATTTTACAATTGAGGTGCTTTAAGTGCCTACAGTGACCTACAATGGTCCTTATTACGAGGCTCGTAGAAAGGACACCTGTGAACCGTGGTTGAGAGGACAACCTGTAGAGGTTTCTCAAGAATGGCTTGAAGCAAATAGAAAGGCTTTGAGAAGAAACTTTACTATCGAAGGTGATGAACCTGCTACAGTAGACCTACAAGATGACGGTATACCGGATGAGGCTTGGAATCGTAAAGACATTCTAAAGTGGCTAAAAGATAATGGAGTCAAAACAGGCTCAACTTATCTAACTAAACCGGCGGCTTTGGCTCTAGTGGAATCTCATTTGAATCCACCTGTAGTTGCGGAAGTTTTAAGTCCTACACAAGACACCACAGAAACAGGAGATGAACAATAATGGCAATGACATTTACAATAGACCCAAGACCTACAGTTATAGGAAATTTATTATTAGTGACCGGAACTTATGACGATGCTGCTAGTGACAGGGGAGGAGATTTACTTTTAAGCGACTATTTTTCAAAGTTACTACATGTTGATATTAGCCCTTTTACAGATGATACTGCTACTGCGGTTATACATTCGGAAGGGCAACCTTTAGGGATGACTCTTACATGTGCAGCCACCGAAAAAGGCCGTTGGTTGGCACTTGGTATTAGAGGATGAAGTCACACTTTAAATTAGGGGGTGACTAAATGGGCAGTTCAACAATTGTATCACAAGTAAAGATAATTGGTCCTGTATCACCAAAAGAATTTAGCGATATAACAACTTTACAAAGTAAATTTAATACTGGATTAGGTAGTATCACTAATGCTAGTGGTACAAATAAAATTCTTGATACAGAAATAGTTCAAGTATTGGGTAATTTTTTCTTAATTGTGACATATGAAGTTTGATGAGTGGTGATGATGGGTTTTGATTTACGCTCTTTGGATTTGTCGGATTTAGTTCGTGCAAATAAACAAGGCGTAAATTTAGACACTAAAACCGCACATGTAGATGATAGCGAACACCCATTGAAGGGTGTCACAGGTAGTCAAAGAAATAGAAATAAAGATATAGGAGATATACTCAACATCGGTTCGGGTACAAGATGTACTCATTGTGGTTTTCTTCATTTTATGTGGAGAGCAACATGTGGTAGTTGTGAAAAACCTATGGAATATAATCTAGGAAATAGAGATGAGAAAAACAGGTTGTGAATAAATGAGTAAAATATTAATTAAAATGCCGGTAAGACCGCATAGACAAAAAGTACTTACTCAAGATGGACAAGAAGTTCGTCTACAACAGTTTGCTAATAGACAGGCCGCAGACGCTTTAAGAGCCGCAGGTGAAGATGTACAAGGAGAACAGTTTACTTCTTCTCGTGATGCTTTAATGCGAGATATGGTAGCCAACCCCGAAGCACATAATATCAAATTCATGGGTGAAAGAGTACCCTTTGAAGGGCAAACTTTGGAAGAGTCGTTAAGTGAACCCGATGTTGAAGGTGAGCGAGCCGCTATTGATGAGCAATTTGGTAATTCGCCCGAAGAACAACAAGTGTTTGACCATTTGACGAGTCTTAAGCCGGAAGAACAAGAAGTTCTACAAAGAAATCGTGAAAAGAAACCGGATATATTTGATGAAGAAGGTAAACTTCGTGAAGGATTACCGCCTAAAAAAGAAGAGTTCAATCCCGATGAAGAGGCAGAACACATGCGTCGTATCATGACTTCTCGTAATGCAATTATGAGAGATGCTTGGAGTGTATTGAAACAATCACAGTGAGGGGGGTCTATGAATGCCAAAAGTATTTTCACCGGGCGAGGTAGAAACCCGACCTCTTGACCCTACTGCAACGGTGTATACTACGGCTCAAAAAGTAGCAGACCTCTTAGATATTGGACCAAGTGAACCAATACTTGTAAGTGCTGATAGTACGGCAAATGCAGTATTTATTACAGGCGGAGATTACAGAAACGATGGTTTTAGCGTAGGAGATACCATTCTTATTTATTCCGATGCAGACCCATTAGGTGTCACACATGTATTAACTGCTATTTCATCTTCTTCTAGTGGTGTAAAATTAGAATTTACAACATCTGTACTTCAATCACATGCTAATTATCAAGTTGCTGATAATACTTATGTACAAAATCAAGCATCTTTTACTAATGGTAGAAATAGAGGATTAACTAAAGATAAAGTGGATAAAGTAATCCTAAAGATGCAAGATAAAATAGATAATATTACTCACAATGCTTGGCGACCATATCTTGTAGTAGCAGAATATATTAATTTTGATACTTACAAACCATACCGTAGAAGATACTATACAGATTATGTAGGTACTGCGCCATTACTATTTCGTAATGTACAACAGATACTACGCCTCGAATTATGGCAAGGTGATGACTATAGGGAGATAGGTGCGGCGGAAGCAAGAATAAAATTACCGGATAATGTAAGAGAATTACAACATAAAAGTATCGTAGTATCTCCGGGTAATGGTAGTGCGGCAAGATTACAAGCAATACAACTTGAAACTTCTACTACTTGGAATGTAGCATTTGATAAAATAACATCGGCTCAAAGCCTTTCTAATTTAATCAATAAAGATGCAAGGTCAAATAGAGGTGGAGTACAGTTCAATCCGGGTTTTAGCGTACCGGGTTCTTCAAGTATATTTGATTATGTAAATATAAATGAAGAATTTTTAGCAAGTGCTAACGCTGATTATGGTACAGGCACAGTAAAAATAACAAGTATGAGGCCGACCAAAGCCGGAGAAACTTGTACTATTGCTACTGACTCAAGTGATATTGAAATAGACCAAACTCAAACTCGTACTGCTACTGTTAGTGGACAAACAGGGGCTTTTGGGGTTGGTGGTAATGGTGTAATAACCGTAGATAGTACTGCCGGTTTTGTTGAAGCGGGAGTTATAGAGTATAGTGGACACATTGTGGCTTATACAGGTAAAACAGATACAACATTTACAGGTTGTTATAATGTCACACCGGGAGGTTTCCCTCCTGCTAGTGGTACTGCTACTCAAAATATACTCCAAATAGACTTACAAGGTGGAAGTAGTAGTGGCGACCAAGCAAGACTTCGTGATTGGTGGTTTGACTCGGAAATGGGTATAATTTACTTTAATAATTCTTATCCTTTCTTTGAATGGAATGCAATTAAAGTTGCGTATATTTATGGTGAAAGATATTTAGAAAAGGCAATAGAGGATATATGCACAAAAATGGTAGCAATTGAATTACTGATGGCTGATGACCGTTCAGTATTGATACCGGAAGGTACACAAAACATTGACTTAGCAAGTAAAGTTCAGTTGTATCAAGCAGATATAGACCGTACATTACCTCGTTATGTAGAAATGGTGTTGTTTGAATGAGTCAAAGAGAGTTCAATAAAAAAGGTGAAAATTCTCATCAACAAGTTATTGAAATGTTTGAAAAAGATAAACAGTTTCAAGCCCAATATAGAGATTTTTTTTCTAAAAATCCACCTGCGCTTAGAGGTAAATACGAGCAAATTGAGGCCGGTGCTTTAGGTTTAAGAAAAGAAGATGATGGAAGTTATACTGATTTTAATAATCAAACACCTGCTACAGATAAGCAAGTTGAAAAGTTAAAAGAGCAAACTGATGAGGCTATGCTTAGGCAAAACCCCGATATGGATAAAGAGGGATTTAGATATAGAAATAAACTTATAATACCTAAATCCGTAAAAGATTTGCAGAAGAAGTGATATTATGGTAGCGACTTGGACAGAAGGTTTAGACGCAGTAATTAACTTGTTTAAAACTAATTGGAATAGAGGCAACACAAGTGGCATTAGACCTATAGTTTTAGATATTGCAGATGTACAACCGGAGAGAGGTAAGCGTCTTGATTTATCTCGTCATGATTATGTTCTTTGTTATGAAACTGCTCACAATGAAGAAGCACCGGAATTGTTATATGATTTTGTCACAACACGCATAAATATTACCGTAGACATGCGAACAATTAAGGGGAGGAAGCATTTGCAACAACTTGAGAACGAGGTTCGTAGAGTAATTCACAACAGTCGTAAGGGAGATGGAACAAATTTTGACAGGCTCGTATTCAAGACAAGAACCGACTTAAGCGACAGAAGCAAGCAACTTTTCCGAATGACATTCCAAATAGAAGTAGTAATATTAGCAGAACTAATACCGTGAGATGATAAAATGCCAAGTACA